CAGGATTAATAGGATACGTTGCAATAACTGGAGTTGTTGAGTTAGAGCCAAGGACCTCTCCTATGTACTCATCTTGCTCAACAAAACATGTGCGTTTTGCACGAGGTGCATTTCCAGTGGGGAAGGGGACTCGCATGGGGTTACGAAAACCACTTTGCTTTCTCCTTCCATTTCCACGATTTCTGCGCCTCGGCCTTCTGCTGGGTCTAGCTGGCTTACCAGCTAAACGTCCACGGGCTATATTATAGCTACGTGTGCCCCTCGCAGGAAGAAGAGGGGCTTTCTTTTTATATTGACGTTGTCTTTTTGGTCTCTGAGCTAAAGCCTGATACTGCATATCGGGCTCTCTTTTTATTAGGTTCATATTTACACACCCTAATAAGCTCTGAGGATACATCGGAATCTCACCGGTTGCCTCACCAAGAAAAAGAGAACGAAGTTCATTCTCGGTCGGGATCTGTCGAAATGCAGACCTCCATTCTGGACTATCAGCCAGAACAGTACCATACTGCTCCACTAACCAAGAAATAAGCTCCCGTAAATAACCAACCATTGCAGGATCTGCATAACTGACACGTAATAACGCACCAGCACGCAAAAGTGTAAAGGATGGATTATCCGGATCGCGTGAATAGAGAAGAGATGTGAGCAATTTATCTCGTGCATACAGGGGTATTGCAACACCATCTTTAAAAACTGTATGCGCAGATAAAAAATCTAACTCCTCTACGGGACGTGGGTCAAGGGAATCAGTTGTTGTTGTGATTCCTAACATTGCCCAAACTTCAATTAATTTTCGAGCATTGAAGTATTTTACTGCTTCGTCTGACACAGTCCAGGTATTGTCATCACCACATAGAGCTAACGCAAGATTTTCATCAAACGCTTTATAGGTGCAACACTCATCTGGACTCACCATTATCCATCCATACGCAAGTAATAGATAAAGGATCAACGTGTTATCAGATATTGTATTAACCGATCCACTTGGATTACCGGTTGTTTTCATAACAAAAACACCCTCTGATGTTATAATCAACGTGTTAATCAAATTTCGATAATAAACCCGGACTCGAATTAAATTATCAGGGGTCTGATCTTCTAAACGTAGCATCCGCCAACGAAACGCAGCAATGCTCCACATAAGATAATTACGGAGCGAAGAATCATACTGCGATTCGTCAAGAGCAAAACCATTTCTGTGGTGTCGTAATTTACGATAAAGCTCATTCCACCCACCCTTCAATGGGGAAAAGCCAACCACGCTCGGCGTCTTAAGATGGGAAGCATAAAACTTCTCATTCATGTCTTCAAATAGGCGATTTCCATGAACAGTCATCTCAACGGGTCCAGCCGTAAACGTCCTTTGTGAATTAGACGCTATTTTATCAGCTGGGCGGACTTCTTCCTTTAAAGAATTTCCAAACACGGCAACATACTCCTCAGTTGTCAACCGCACCCAATCGTCCTCCATATATTGATCAAAACCATCCTCTCCCATGGTATCAATCATGTCACGCTTTGTAGCGTATTTTTGTGTCCAGGGGAAACCCGGGCTGCTTGTTTTATTCAAACCAACCCTGACTTCGGACACAGTCTTCACCCTGGAATTATTCATGTATGGTCCAAATGTATGTTCAACCCACTCCGATGCTTTATTCAACGCATACACCTGCTTTGGTGTTAATGCTTTATTCCCTTTTGCATACTTAGCTAAAGATATATAAGCTGCTTCCTTATTTGGAACAGGAAGCCCCCAAGCACAACGATTAACCTCGTGGTCTTTCGCATTCTCAAACTGCGCAACCAACACGTCCATATGACGCCGATTTTTCGCACAAAAACGCTTAGGTATACTCCCAACTATTGGGAAATACTGTTCACTTAAATACTTTACATGCAATGGGCCCAACTCTGCTTCACTAGAGAAACCTCTTTGAAAGGCTTCTGGATATCGCCCCCAAAACTCCTTTCCCACTTCAACAAGTGTGGAAGGGAGAGGGGGCTCTAGGGAAAATCCAGCGCAGCCAGGGAAGTCTCTGTAGACTTTAACCTAGCTGCTAACTCCGCAGACATCGGAATAAATCGATTTATCATTGTGGCTCCAGCGATATGAAATCCAACTAACGCACCATCAACACATGAAATCACGGGGCCTCCGCAATCACCAAACTCAGTTGGCGCATCATACAAGCCCTTAGCCGAACAAAAACCAACACCAAAGGCTGGCTCAACCTGCTTGGGGTCCGTAAAACCCATTTGCATAACCAACTCATCTTTAGGTGGTCGCATA